TCCAAAGATAAGTTCCTCCGTTTACGGTTGGTATCGGAAAAGATACCCCCGTAGTGTTTGCACCTGCCCCCGTAATAACAATCCATTCGCCATCTTGAACCGCTGAACCTCCACCATTCGGAATCCAATCTGCCGCAACATTGGAAGCTAACTCAGGGCCAGTAGCAACCCCTGTTGACACGTACTCGCTGGGGTTCTGATTGGTCTGGCCGTCAGTGATTTCTATCTGGACTTCAGTCATTGTTACGTCAACTGGAAGACCGTTAACACCAGCGGAGTTGCCATAGACTCTCCAGTAAAACCCGCCGCTAGCCACGTTGCTGTATGATTCTGTAATAAGCTGGGGCGTTGGCCCCACAGTACGGTCTCGACTTACATCACCCGGATCACCGGGCCATATCCTTAATAATATTTCTCTTGAAGCCGACACTAGAAATCTAGATACGATTTTATGTCCTGTAGCAGCAGGAATAGTCGAAGAAAAACCGGAATAATCTGAACTTGTTGTCCCGCCGGGATCACAGGTAAATGTATTCCCTGATAAGAGAACAGGAGCTACCCCAGCCCCTGCCGCCGTTTTTTGCCATGTCGATGCACTCATGTTCTGAGAATTAGCAACCAGATTCTCTACCCGCCTAGCACCCTGAAACCTTGGCTCTTGGCTCTCGACCGTCTTGATCAAGCCTTCAAAGTCTTCAAATGTCGCCGCAGTAGCGCGGGTGAACGTGGGATCAGTGCCAGTGGTTGCTGCTAGGGTGTTCTGGCCCTTCCAGTAGAACAGTGGGACGGGTGATACTGGACCACCGCCTCCACCCTGAATGACTGACCTGATGGCTTCAACTATTGGAGTTCTGATGGCCGTTTTCATTCGATCACCTCAATGGTCCACTTCGTATCAACCTCGATAGCCCCGCCCTCGTTGCCTGTCAGTTCTTGTTTGTCGCTGTACCCGTGTTTGGTCAGCATGAGCTTGACAATGCTTGAGTTGAAGTCGCTGGTTAAACCGCCGTTAGTCAGTGCTAGATGTTGTCCATCCAGCAAACTTTCTACGATGTCCGAAAAATCAGCCTTTTCTGGGTCGTCAATCCAGAGGTAAATCGTTGATCTAGAACGGTTTAATGCTTTTGTGAGCCCTACAATTGAAGGAACTACATGCCCCATTTCAAGGTATCCACCATCTACATAGGCTTGGGCCTTAATGAGGGTTTCATCATTGTAGTCGGTGGGTCTGCCTCTCATTTAGTGAGCCTTATCAATTATCTGGTTACTTGCTTCATCTCATACGGTTTTGGGTATAAATGCCGGCAAATATGGTGGTTTTTTATCAACTTGAGGAATATTTTAGATGATTTTCATAAAAATGAATAGTTTTCATGATTTATGCTTTGGTTATTGATTACTTTTTGCGCTTTTTTGCCTTAGTCGTCCTTGCTGCCTGCTTGAATGCCTTTGCGCTGGGTGATCCTGCTGATCCTGCCTTACGCATTTTTTCGCCCGATCCTGCTGCAATACGTTTTTTCTTTGCGTAGATGTTTGAATAGAGCCCTTTTTTTGGCATGTTACATGTCCTCTGTTTTTTTAATGTTGGTTTACCATCGTCCTCTGGTCCAACCTCCAGCCCTCACCCCTAGCTTGTAGACGCTCCTAGTGATCTTGCTGACTCCCCTAGCCTCTAGTGCCTCTCTGAATATCTCGTCGCAGATGCTTCTTGATCCGAATTGGATCTGATACAGGTAGTCATGAACGGCAGCGGCTTTCCTTGATGGCCCGAATCTGTTGAACAGCCATCGTAAGAGTCTAGGGATTGAAGCGAAGTCGATCAGGGTTCCCGCTGGGACCGTAATGATGTGTTCTGATCCTTCAAAGGTGAAGTCATTGAGAACTTTGAAGTAGCCTGTCTTGCTGTCAGGGTGGTCCTCCTTATCAACGACCCTAACATCTAAGTCATTGAGGAATCTCACTCTGGGGGAATCTGTGGGACAAGTTTCATGTAGCATTCTGTCCCGTCTGAGCTTACTGCTGCCTCAGTGACTCTCATGCCTGCTTCTGGGCTTATCTGGCATTTACAGCCTGATGTGGAGGCATTGCTCTGTCCTGCGAATGTCGTGCTGCCCTCTGCGTTAAAGCAACTGGCGACCTCTGTGGAGCTTCCTGCAAAGTATTCGCCAGCGGATGAACATGCTGATATGGCTAAGATCGTTAACAGTAGAAGTGCTTTCATTATATCGCCCTAATATGACCAGATGTGAGGTCGGGGTCTGCCGTCTTTAGCTGCGCTGGTGCCTAGATGTAGAAATCTAGCGTCACCCTTCTGATTAACACCGATGCCGGTAATTAGTGGGTGATTACTCGCTGCCGCATTGACCTTAAACGCAACCTCGTATGAAACATAAATATCTGCACACGTTCCCTCGTTATGCTCCCCTGGCGTTGGCTTTGCAGCCTCAATAGGATGTTTATCACAGCGATAGCCGCTGCTAATGATAAAAGGATCACCGACCTGAGTGCGTATTTCTTGAAGGACATCAACAAACTCATCTTTGATTTCATTTGTGCCGCAACCGCATTTGCAGCCGAATTCTGATCGTTCAAAGTTTTCCCAAGTCATCTTTCACCGTCAAACACAGTGTGCTGAAGCCCTCATAATACCCTTTTTTGTTGATTATTTCCTCTGCTTTTAAGCATGAATCCATCGTTGGATAGTCGCCAAATATTACGATAGTCCAGCCAATCAAGAATAATATTGTCACTGTAAAATCTCCTTAACCTTGCGCTTGTACAAGGCATTCAGTTCTTTCAGGTCGTCTATCGTGTAGCGTTTGGGCTCATGTGGACCCTCCAGCCAAGCTAATTTATCCGCGCCAATCTTGTCAATCAGCCTTATTCTGTATTCAACGATGTTGCCCGACAGTTCTCGATTGCATCGCTTACACTGTTTTGATGAATTTTCTTCTATAAAGCGAAGTTCTGGCGCAGATCCAACGCTCCTGTAGTGGCCGCAGTCCCACTGATTGGGGGTTGTGCTTGCCGGTTTGCCGCAACTAATGCATGGATCTGCGTTATCTCTCAGCCGAATAAAACGATTAAAAACCTGTTGAACGTCCTTGACCCAATCTGACTTGGTCTTTAGCGCCAGCTTAATGCCCCGCTTCTCGACATTCCTAGCCTTCGCTACATGCTTCTTTGAGTCCTGAGTGTTCAGCCATTCAATTGAACATTTAACGCTGCAAACCCTGACCATTGGCTGGTGGGCTGTGAACTTGGCCTTGCACCAAGCGCATTTTTTTATTGGATTAGGCTTCAGGTTGCTTCTTTTGATAAATCACCGCCCTCAAGACTCATGATTGCTCGAGTTTCGCGCCTTTGATTCTTCTGAATACCAAACGTCAGCCGCTTTGATGATGTCATCAAGATATTGCATTGCTATAGGTTGAGGGTCTGCGCCTATTGGGAACCGCCTATCCATTAGAGCCAACTGATAGCATTGAATGATAATTTGCTGTTTCTCTGTCATGTTTTTCCTGCTCATTTAATTAACTCCTCGTATCGTTTGACCAAATCAGCAACGTGACCAGCAGCACTACCAGCAGCAGCAACTTCGGCAGCAGCATAAGCATAGGCGGCATCAGCAGCCTCGGCAGCAGCAGCGGCAGCCCTAGCATCAGCCCTAGCATCAACTGAGTTAGCCCTTAATTCTTCTGTAGTAACGTCCTCGCCTGCCAACCATTTATTTACTAGTTCAATGTGTTCGTTCATTTGTTTAACTCCAAATTAGTGCTGGTTTTTTGTGAGGACAGGATTACCAGCAACCTGCATTTCAGGGAACAACCCCTTCCTCGGTTTATAGTCTTGTCGCGCCATGAGCAGGCGTGTAAGCGCCTTTTGGCTTTTCTTTTGGCCCATGCTGCCCGATATAAGGCAAGTTGCCTGCTGCCAGCCATTCCTCTATCAGAACCTTGGTCTCTGCCGCCTCTTCTAATTTTGCTGCCATTGTTTTGACAGGTTTGAATTCTCGCGCCTTGGGCCTCTGTCGATTCCTGCTTGAAAGACTCTTTGCTCTATTTTTCACGTTTTTTCCCTTGTTTGGTCTGGTTGTACAAAAACATTGACGCTCCAGTGAGAAACATTGTCCACGCTAGGCGCTTATCTTCAGCATGTTCGAGTTCTTTTGCCACTGACAGTTCCTTTTTAAACGCCGCCCAGTGCTTCATGAATATTGTAGTGATTTTATCCGCGTCTGATCTTGCGCTACTCATGCTCATCCCTCTCCAGAATCAAATTAAGATCATGTGCAGCCCACGCCGCCGTTTCGCTTAACAGCCCCGACATTGAAAGATGCCCAGCCTTCAGTTCTTCAGGCGTTAAATCCCTGTCATCGTGCTTGTATTTGCTGGACCTCATTGCAACTTTTTCGCCCATTATTTCGCGGGTGTTGCCTAGCTTGAGCAGAATTAACTCCTTAACAGTTTCCTCAGTAATGACTATCTTTTCAGCCTTCTCGTTAATGTGATCTCGAATAACTCGACTCCACTTGTGAAGGCATGAATTCTGCTCAATGCTTCTCATCTTAGAAACGCTCTGACAGCCTCTGAGGCGTTTTCCCTGAACTCCTTGACGTTAGCAGCAGGAAGCCAGACTTCGCACCTGACGAGCCCCAGAGAGGTCTTACGCTCCCTTTCGTTGGCCTTATGCAGTTTGTTCTTGTTATCTGTCATTGTTGTTCTCGTCTGACTGCATTTCTCTCACTGCAAAGATGTCAGCCAGTGATGGCTCGTTTGCCATTATCATACGGCTGTAATGCGCTTTGTGATTGTTGTTCAGCTTAAAATCTTCTTCAGCGTCTGTTGTCATCAGGTAATCCCAGCGCAGGTTTTCCCACAGAGTCGCTATGCCTAATTGCCTGTCTGGGTGCCTATTTCTATACGCCTTGCACTGAAAGACCAGCGTTGAATAAACGTGAGGATTTGCTGCATGAAATTCTTGAAATCTAGCTAAGTTTGACATTGTTACTCCTTGTTATTTGCTGCTAATGGCTTCCATCAACTGGAATCTGTCCTTGCCTGCTGTGCGTATTCGTTTCTCTCTCGCAATCACCAGCAACTCGCTGTCTGTCATCTGCCCCAGCTTCTTTGGTGCCGGTTTAGTGTCAGCTATCGTTGTATACTCGTCTGACCAGCCCTCATTGTTGAGCCAAGTGCTAGGGTGCGAAATAAAGCAACGCTGGCCGTTGACCCACGCATCGTCATCCTGAACCCTTATAGTAAGGTGATCTAGAATAAACTGCTGGACGGTCGGGGTAATTATTCGAGCCTTAACCAACTTCTCCCAAGTTCTTCTTGCCTGCCCCTTGCTGGCCTTGCGGGGGTACAACTCCCAAAAATCATCAAACGCCATTTTTATGTCCTTATGAAATAAGGGGCCGAAGCCCCGGTTGATTATGACTCTGCCCTAACAATCTTGAGGCTGGCAATTTCAGCCCTGGTGCTGTGCCAAGATTCTGAGAATACGTCCATGCTCCTCTGGTCCCTAGCCATCAAACCTTGAATTTGATCAACGTAGTTCTGAAGGTCTGTTATCTCGCAATCCATGCAAATGAACAATCCGTCATCAAACTCAATGTGCGATTCAGACTCGCCGCCACATTCGCAGCAGGGGCATTCAATATCTGGTTGAGATTCCCATTCTCGAAATTCTGGACTCATGTGATTTTCCTTTTTAGTTGATTTGAAATTACGTTCTTCGTTGCTATGTGCCTATTATCCATGTCCGGTCATGGATGTCAACTGTGTTGTTGAGCGAAAATCTAATTACCCGAATAAGAATGACAAATAGATTCATCTAAATTGCCTTTCTTAAAAAAAAGAGTCAGTTCAACTTTTTCCCACTTGCAAGGTATTAAACCTCGGAGGTACTCATCACATTCCTCTAGGCGCAACCCTAGACACCTTAAAAACGCTCCGACCAACAGATCGTGAGCAGGTGCATATGCATATTAGGGGGTTAGATCCGTCAAGTTGTCAGACGGTGTAGAAAATAACCACTATCGCTTTCTGCATTGGAGGCACGATTAAGCCCCACTGTGCATCAGCTGGTGGTTGAAAGTTTGGAGAGGCAATGTAAAATGTGCGTTGTTGGCACTGTTGATACGTTACTCCTTTAACCTTCAACTGGTGTTCTTGCACCAGCCGACAACTTCATATTGCACCTCCTCGCTGGTTGTTGCAACTCAAAAAGGCTCTTTCTTCGGATCGGGCCTTTTTTTGTGGGCGGAGGTAATATTCAAAAGTTTCACATGAAACACCTACACCCAGACGATTCTAAACCCCGCATGGATACTGAGTTTGGCTTGTTTAGCTTGTTTTTCTGTTTTCAGGGGGGGGTGAAAAGTACGTTCTTTATAGGCGTAGTTATTCCAATTGACAGCTTTAAAACTCCGTCACCTCCGTCACACTCCGTCACCAATCTGACAGACTTGTTACTTATACCGTAGTTTGAACCCCCCGTAGTTCGATTCGGCTGAAAACCTTGCTGCGCCTAGTGTTGCTGGGATTCCTTGTCCGGCAGTTGTCCGGCACCCGACATTTGAAAACAAAATGTCCTAGACATTCTCTATTCATGCAAATCGATACGTTTGGCCACAGTCACAAGTCATGTAAATTATGAGCATGATTTTCACGCGGTATAACGTCTGGCAATGCTTGCAGGGTGTTTGATCAGCATCAGCGACAATTGGATTATTATTTATGAAGCCTGGTATGTTTTGAGGCAAGTTCTTGTAAGCCCCGTCAAAATCATCTTCGTGTTGAGGTATTGGCTTGATCTTAGAGACAGGGTCAGGATGCTTTAACGCCTTCTTAATCGTGTAAAAATCAGGGTGTACCTTGGCTGCTGATTCTTGCGTTGTTCTTCTTGATGATTTTTTTTTCTTAGATTTTGATTCCTCGTCATCAAAACAATCACTCCACGGCACAACTGTAAGAGTTCTATCTTTAGCCATAGGATTTATTGGGTGCTTGTAATCATCGCCCCAGATGTTTGCCATGTATCCGTAAAACATTGACATTACTCCTGCAAATTATTTTTATTTTTATCGTTAATTTTTTAATTCAATTAAATTAACGCTATTAAAAAAGAATCTTCTTCGGGCTCTGAATGATCCACATTGACTTAACCAGGCGCGGGTTCACAGGGTTGAAATCGACCATAATTGATCCACCATGTTTTTTAACTGTCTTATTTACCATCGCTGGCGATACCTTCCATTTCTCAGCTAGTGCTGCCTGTGTCCCGCCCCTCTGAATGTACTCTCCGTAGCTTCTGATCATGATATTTTCCTTCATTGAATAATCCAATCATCTTAACCAGATGGTGTTGACATCGCAACACTCAGGCTATATATTGATCAAATCAACCAGCAAAAGGAAAGCAAATGGACACGATCACAACAGAAATAGAATTAGTCAGGTTTGGGCCTGTCGTAGAGATGACAGCCAGCTTTAGGGCTTGCCCAGCAGAGCCAGATGTCGGCTACATGGATGACTACTTTGAATTTGAAGTGGAGTCATATTGTCACTTTGACGAGGACACTGGTGACATCCTTCCAGCCATTGACGGCAACGATCTGATCATCACTGATTACATTTATTCACAACTTGCTGACGCTGCTATTGATCACGAGCCAGCAACGCCAGAGCGAATCACACGGGCTTGTGACATCAAAGACTCGCTAATGGCCCCACTCTTTGAGTCGCTGGCACAAGATTACAACTCACTCACTGTCAGGAAATAACATGATCAACGCAACTCCAGCAAAAAGAACTGTATTTACATCAGTCTGCACATTGTCTAACGAGACCCGACTGGCCGTGTATTACGCAAACGTTAACCGCTTAAAAAAAGGATCAAAATGAATCACTCATCAGCTATCAACGAAATTGCATTAGCCCTGTCAAAGGCTCAAGAGGCTATACAGGATGCTGAGAAGTCATCAGCTAACCCCTTCTTTAAAACCAAATACGCTGACCTCAGTTCAGTGCTGAACGAAATCAGGGCGGTATTCCCAAGGAATGGTTTGGCGCTAGTTCAGTCACCCTTCACAGCCGAAAACGGCAACATCGGTGTGACTACGATGGTTGTTCACAGCAGTGGCCAATGGATGTCTGACAGCATTGACATCCCAGCGCAGGGCAAGAACTTAGCGCAAGAGTCGGGATCTGTAATTACCTATCTTCGCCGGTACTCAGCATCAGCTTTTGCAGGCATTGCTCAAGCAGATTCCGATGCAAACCTTGGCACATCAAAAGCCAGCAATACGGCACCAGTCGTTAACCTCAAGGGTCCATTGATCAGCAAGGATCAAATAGAAGAAATTAACAACTTGATGATTGAAACGTCTACAAACGAAGCTGCTTTCTGTCAGTTTCTTGGCGTTGAATCTGTTGCAAAGATGCCGCAGAACCTGCACGACAAGGCTGTTGCCGCATTGACAAAAAAGCTCGAGATTATGGAGAAATCTGATGTTAGTTAAAAACATGGAGCAGGGATCACTTGAATGGCACGAATATCGCGCTAACCCTGCCATTCGTAGCGCAAGCGAGGCGGCAATCATCATGGATTGCGCCCCAAAGTACTGGAATACCAGCAAACGCATCCTCTGGGAGCAAAAGCAGGGTCTGCGAGGGTCTAACGTCGATCCCAGCAATCCTGCGATTATGCGCGGTAATCGTCTAGAGCCACTGGCTAGAGCATGTTTTAACCACAGTTTTAGGGTGCAGACTGAGCCGGTAGTTGGGCTCGAGGGTGACTATTCAGCATCGCTGGACGGGCATGGCATTGATAAACAGGGACAATCAATCAAGGTTGAGATTAAATGCCCGATGAGCGAAAACAGCGAGGTTTGGAAATTAGCGGCAAAGGGTGAGATTGCACCGTATTACCACTGGCAAATGGTTCATCAGAGCCTTGTGGTGCCTACTGAGCAGACTTTCTTCTATGTCTACTTATCGGACAACCAGTGCATCACTATTCCTCACATCGCCTCTGAGAGCGACATACAGGCTTTAAAAGATGCTTGGGACGACTTCTATGCATCTGAGCCTGAACCCGACTGGGAGGACAGGACAGACGATGACATGCGGATCTTAGTCGAACGTCATAGGGATCTTGTGCAGCAGAAATCTATGTTGGACGTAGAGTTAAAGCTGGCTGAGAAGGCGTTAAAGGCAGAGGCTGGTGATGGCAACGTCATGGCCTTTGGTGCAAGGATTCAGAAGATCAGCAGGAAGGGAACCATTGATTACAGCCGTATCCCTGAGATTGAGGGGGTCAACGTCGAGGATTATCGCAAACCTTTGGCTTCTTATCAAAAGATCACGCATGGAAAATAGATGAAAAGATCATCTAAGTTTGAAACACCGACATATCTTGCTATTGAAGAAAACGCAAGAATATTCCTTTCTAAGAAATATAAAAATTACGGGTTTTTCCCTTTAGCTGAAGGGTCATGGGTTGTTGACTGGGCTGTGTATTCTAATGGTTTTTTGTGCGGATTCGCTGAGTTTAGGCGAAGATTTGTTTCAAGGGACCAGTACCCAGACTTTAGATTTAGTGCAGCAAAATGGGCGAAACTTGTTTCGTTGCAGGAAACTTTCAATGTACCAAGCGTTTTTTATCTTCAATACAACGATGCGTTATGCGTAATAAAAGGACTTGATAATGGACTCCCAGCAAAATTTGTTCCCTTCGGACGAAACAGGATGCGGGATGCAATGGATGCAGAGCCCAGCGTCATCATCCCCATTGAAAAAATCGAAGTTGTTCACTTCGGATGTGTTTCCGATACCCTCACCGACCGTCCAGCAGGCAGAAGCAGCGATGCAGAAGCTGACGCAATTCAATCCTTCGGAGTTAATTTCAGGCGGGAAATGGGGTTCACGGAGTGAGTTTGATCACCCTGTAGATGACTTGTATTTCGGAATTAGTCGAGTTGGGTTAGAAGCCAGCAATTATCATCACTGGACAGCAAGGATGTCTTGCGACTCCCTGAACTCACCAAGCCCAATGAGATGCTGGTATGACCGTAAAATTAAAAAATCTGTAGAAAGCAGCCAATATTACGAAGATAACCCTAGAACGGCTTTAGCTTTAAGAAAATATATTGCCGCTCAGTTTAGGCCGACAGCAGCTATGGCTATTTATAAAAGATACGGGGCGACAAATATTTATGATCCTTGCGGAGGTTGGGGCGATAGGATGGTTGCCGCTCAAGCTGCCGGCATAAGCTACCATTGCAGAGATGTTAATCCTTTGGTTTTTGCTGGATACAGCAGCCAAATATCAATGTTTGGTGGGGATATATCTTGTGAGCTTCGCGGGTCTGAAATTGACGCACCGGCATCAGATTATTTTGATTTTGCATTTACTAGCCCACCTTACTGGAAGATAGAGAAATACCAAGGAAAAGACTCTAGCCACGCAAAATTTAAAAAATGTGACGAATGGATTAAAGGTTTTCTTAGACCGATGATTGATAACACAGTTGAATCTCTTGTTAGAGGAGGAATTATTGCAATTAACATTAGCGACTGTTACGCAAATCATACTTATAATCGCTTAGTTACCCCTACTATTGATGAAATATCAAAAAGATGCGACATAAAAGAAATTGTTGGTTACAGAATGCCTATTAGAGCAAATAACGGAAAGTCTGGGATCTTTGGAGAGCCAATAATTGTCGGTGTAAAAAGATAATTATATTAAATCAGAAAATTTATCATGGAAAAGAGGTTACACAATGAAAGAAATTAAATTTGTAGACGGAATCAGAGCGTTTAAGCCTCACCAGAAGGCTCCTCCGTATGTCATAGCCAACTTTGTAGTCAACATTGAAGAACTCAAAGCTTGGGTTAACGAGCAAACGGAGGATCTCCGCTTGGACCTGATGGAATCCAAGTCGCTGACTTACTATCTCAAGGTTAACAATTTCACGCCAGACCCCAGCAAGAGGCAAGAGCCAGAGTCATCTGATGACAATTTTGATGACGATGTGCCTTTCTGATGCCGGTAAAGTTGTCCGGTTATCTGGAGAAGAGGTTGCATAAAAAATGTCGGGTTTGTCAGAAAATGAAGCCTCTGACTGAGTACTACAAAGCAATATTGGCAGCAGACTCAAGGCGCGGAGAGTGCAAAAGATGTGCTAGCATTTACTCCGCTACTGGAGAGTACCCTATCGCCCCCCGATAGGTTCTGGGGCTGGCTAACAGCAGCAGCCCCGATAATTACCCGTAAGCCGTCCAGATCACATGCATTGATTTATTTGTGCCAGCAGCGTTTGTATAGGTGAATCCATCAGCACCTAGCGCCGTCACTGTTGCTGATGCAAGGTCAGCAGGACCACCATAATATCCGTCCCAGCAAACAGTGGTGTGATTCGTCACTAGATGGGCTCCAGCCGACGAGGTATCTGTAGCAATACACCGGTTAACAGTGCCGTCAAAAAATCCCGTGGAACTAGCACCCCAAGTCACTCCACCAACCGTGTGAACTCCTTCTGCGGCAAACTGAATGTATCGAGGCTTGAACCCTACTCCCGTTATTGGAACAACCGCGCCACCTACCGACGAACTCAGGAAGTAGCCTGAAACTGGTGTTAGACTCCCCGCAAGATCCCAATTGACTTGATCCCCGACGGGGTTGTTGTTTAGGTTAGAGTTAGTCAATGACCGATACAGTACCCCTGTGGTCGTTCTGGCCACGTTACCGATAGAGTATGTTTCGTTTGAATTCCATGCCCTCTGAACGTCAAACTCTGTCCAGTAAGTAGGCGTAGTGGTTGGGTCATTGTTAAGGTTAGTTGCCGCAATACTGATATAGAAATTGTTATCAGAGCCTTCAACAATTGAATTTAAGCCATAGGTCACCGTCGAGGACCAGACATCGAATCCTGACGGCGTTGAGGTTGAAGTGTATGGATCAGCCTCCCATACAAGAACGTCATCAGCCGTATACAGCCTGATCTTGTAATCAAGATCCTGCATCCAAACATTCCCAGCACGACCACCAGCATCAAGAATCACAGGGTTAGTGTTGGCTATCGTCAACGCTTCAGTGTTGTAGGTGTTCTGGAGGTTTTCCGTCCCTGATGCGTAAAATGTTAGCTTGCCGCCAACCAGCGGATTACCTGCGTCATCAAGGTACTGGGTTATTGGTGTTGAATATCTAGCCATTGCTGTATTCCTCGTGTTCTTTTAAATAATGGCATACGCCAGATATCAAAATTAGTTGTTTGCGGAGGCTCGTTCTCTATTCTCTAAAGCAGCTTGTCGAGATGCGCTACTAACAGACATTGCTAACAATGCGCTTGCTACTTTTGAATGTGATGCTCCTTTTTCTATTCCGCTAAGAATCAATTCTCTTTGAGCCTCTTCCGTTGACGATCTTACTCCTGCCTGAAGCATTTCGGCGGCTTTTCCTGTCAGCCCTGGCAATCTTACAAACTTGCCGATCATGTTCATTATTCTTGCGCCTGTACCAGAAGGGTTTCTCGTTCCACTAACAGGGATTGTTACATCAGCAATAATTGATTGAAGTTTCTTTAATTCAAGATATTGCTTTGGATCAAATATTTCTTTTAAAGCCTCGTCGCCTATTCTTCCTATTTCAGAATTTAGCTTTGCCCCTGATATAACAAAACCATCAGGAAGTTCCGTTGTTGCCTTACCGAACAAGTCAATCGCGGCCTGTGTTTGTATGTTTCTCCAAGTCTGAATGCTGTTGTTTGTTGGATTGCTGCCAAGGATTTTTTTAATGGCTTTAAGGTTGGCGATTTTTTGATTGCCTGAAGACAATATAACGTCCAAAACCCTTTCATCAGATATTTTATCTGTACGAGTTCCTTTCTTAAAATCTATCAAATTCTGGATAACGTCTTTTGCCTTGAATCTATCAAAATTTTCAGCGGCTGCCTTTCTTGCTTTGTTAGCTGCTGCGGATATTGGTGAGTTTTCAGGAACCTGCGCTACTGCGCCAGCAAAAAGATCGTCTAGGTTTTTCTTTAATTGTTGAACAACAGCTATATCGTCAGATTCAGTAGGATTTATCTTATTAAGCCTTTTTCTCATTCTTTCGGCATTTTTAAAAGTTAACGGACCCTCCCATTTTACTGATTTTTTTACAGTAGCAGACGGGTCAACGCCAATATCAAAATCTTCAAATATTCTTTTTACCCAAGTTGAAATCCTGTCAGTTGGAGAATATTCACGAATAATACCTTCAGCAGCAAAGTTATAATTATCTGTCCTTATTCTTTGATTACCGCCTGGAACGTCTTTAAGTGCATCGTAAAGGTTACTTATGACTTCTCTTTCAGCAGAATCTATCTCTCTCAAGTTTGCTCTTACTTGAGATCCTCTTGCCGTCCTCGTTGCGTCTAATTCCCCGCCTATAAGCCTAGTAAAGTTGTCTCTTGCTTCAACTAATTTTACTTGCTGCGCCTCAAAGAATTGCCTAGCAATTTGCCCTTCGGGAAATTCAGAGTTTCTTAATATGTCTTCTGAAGACTGAATTCCAAATTCTCTTGTCGCTTGGCCTTCACTTAAAGGAACGTCAACAGTTTGCGCTCTAGCAACCCTTAACTGCGCTTCAGGCGACAACCCTTCAAGCCTTGAAGCATCTGTAAGATTACCAAAAGCCGCCTGAAACTCTTCAGGTGTTACATCTAACTTGTTAAGCAAATCCTCTCCAGCCGCCGTAATATTCCCTTCTGGAGAAATATACGAATTGACGTTTGTGATGCCTTTGTTTTGAAATATTCTTTTTACGCCATCAATGATAGGGGTGCCAAACTTTGAGACTAGGTCGCCAATACCTTCACCGGCTGGGCCTGCAATAGCTCCAATCACTGTGTTTAAGCCAATGTCATCCCCTTGGCCAACCTCAGTTGCTGCGCCTGCTCCCGCGCCTGTAAGGACCGAAGTTAAATAACGAATCAACTTTCCTGTACCTAATCCACCAAATGGCATTGCCGCAGTTTCGCCAGCAACCTCGCCTACAAAAGTAGACTTTGGGTATTGTTCCTCAAGAGGCTTAAATTGAGCTTTTTCCTGTAATGCTCTTGCTTTGGTTTCTTCAAACGAAGCATCGTCGCCAGAAAATACGTTATATAATTGATCCGCAGCCCGACCCATTGTGGTCATGCCTTTGCCCGTAGCAATTAGTGCCGCCTGCCCTGGACCAATGCTTTCAATATATTGAACCATCGCAGGATCTTGAGCGGCTTCTTGTCCTTGCCCCATATTTATAACTGGCTGACTAGGGGCTGGGCTATCTACTTCCCAGCCCTCTTGGGCGACAATTGAAGAAGGTATGTTTTCATCGTCTACCTCCCATTCTTCTAAAATATTTACCGGAGCTACGCTCATTGGGTTTTCCTTCGTAAACGTGTTCCATCAGGCAAAGTAACTGTTCCATTTTCATTAGCTACGGTTCCTTCAGGCATGCCTTCTGGAACAGGTATTGAGTTCTTTCGGTTTAAGTTTGCAAGAGCGTCAATTCTTCGACCTAATCCACCGCCGCCAAATATAGACTTATATCCGCTTTTGGTTAAGAAGCCTGCATCTTCTTTACTTGTATTATAAGTGGCGCTTATTGGCTTTATTCTTGTAGAGATTAATGCGTTAGCAACAGCCAACAATTCATCCATGTCTACAACATCAGGGTTGACTGGATTTATGCTGGCTACGACAGACTTTGCTACATCCTTACTCACACCCTTGCCCGTAAAAAAGTCGAATAAGGCTTCTGGTGTCTGTTGCGTGTTTAACGCAACCGCAAGCTCGTCAGACCTTACTGTTGAATCATCCCCAAGTTTGATAACAGCAATAAGAGCAGATGCAATTGCCATCCTGTTGCCGCCTTTCCCTAAAAGTATTAATTCATTGGCTTTGTCGTAGTTGGTTTCAATTGAAGAAACTTGCTCTTCTGTCTTGTCTCTTTTTTTGCGGAGGCTTACTCTTAATTCTTCTCTATACGGCTTTAATTTTGAGTCTTCGCTATTAATTAATCCGGTTATAGGGATAGCCATAACGCCATCGCGTGTTTTAAACAATGCCTGATTTTTGTCATCACTCATCCCTATATATTCTCTGTCTACGGTCTGTCTCTTTAGGAATCCGCCTTCAATTGCCCTGCTGTCAGTTAAATCTAATTCAGAAATAGCACCTTTAACATTTCCAGAATTAATCATATCCATAATGCCTTGGGTATCGCTGGGATCTCCCCCTAACTTTCGGATAGCAGACATGCGGGAATTTAATATATTTGTGGCACCTTCAATATCACTTTTTTTCAAGAGATTGTTTACTGACCTTGCATCCTTGGCTAGAGCAGTCATTCTCTCTCTATTCAAGGTGTTAACCGCGCCTTCTCTTTCTCCAGCCCTTATTGACCTATAAGCAGAACCTTGACCCGTCAATGTCGGTTTGATCCCGCCAATAAAACCGCCAATTTTATCTAGTATATTCCTGTCTAATTCAACTTCAGTTTGACCAAGAAAGTTATATTCATTGGGAGTCTGTTGTACAGGTGATACGTTTGCCGCAGTTGACATAGGATTAAGATTGCTCCCAGCCAAAGATTGAGCAATTGACCCAGTAGCCTGATTAAGAGGGTTGCCAACAGCGCCAGCAAGTTGATTGGCTGGTTCTGTTGCTTTATTGACAGCGCCATAAATAGGGTTCAAGGCATCCTGTACTGGCTCAGTTACTTTTCTTATGTATTTAGATAGTGGAATTGCCATGATGTTTTCCTAATTAGTTTAATTCTGCCAATACACTTCTACAAATTATCCATCAGGTATTGCAGAAAGAAATCTGTTAACGCCGCCCTGTTGCTCTTGCACACCAGGTATACCGCCCAATCCGGTAGCCTGAGAGCCTTGACCCGTACTGATGTTAGCCAGCAATGTTGCAAGCTGCTGGAGCGTATTCGCATCAGTGATCCCAGCCTTGGCCATGATTTCAGCAAACTGGCCTCCGTCAAGAATCTGGGCCAGTGCAGCACCTTCAGCGTTTTGCAGATTAGCCAGATTAGCCGTGGTGCTTCCGATGTTCTGAGCCATCTGCTCACCCGCTCTTGTCCTGCCGCCAGCGATTGTTCCTTGGATGCCTGCCTGCTGACCAGCAATACCCAATCGAGTTGATGCAAGATTACCTGCGCCTCTCTCAGCCAGCCCAGACAATGCGATACCGGTGTCACCCATGATGCCAGCCTGCCCCTGAGAGGCTGTAAGCCCTTGGCTACCTAACCCGCCTAACTGGGCAACCCTGTCATTAAATGCCGTCCCAGCCAGACCATAAGCCCTGCGCTGCAACTCTTCCAGCACCGCACCACCTTGAGTGCCGCCTGTTGCCGCAGCATTGCGTAATACCGCTCGTTCTTGCTCCTCTCGCAGGTAGGCTTGCCCTGGCGAGTCCTGAAACTGTTGCATTGCTGCTGCTTGTGCCGCTGGACCATTTGCCCCCAGCAGATTAGCCTGCATGGTGTTGGCATCCTGACCTGTCTGAGCATATCCAGCTAGAGGCTGTAATGCCGCTTGGCTTGCGCCTGTGATGTCTGATCTTGATTGCTGAGTGCCGCCAGTGAGGTCAATTATTGCTTGATCACCTGCTCTGGTTAATCCCCGTGAGCCTTGCTCTAGCGACTGCTCTGCCGCTAAAAGCCCCGTTTGTGGGCCTTGAAACCGTCGATACTCTTGCTGGGTAACTGTTCCGTCATTGTTAAAATCAGCACCCTGTCGCACAGCAGAGGCTTGATTAGCCATTGCCTGCTCTCTTGACATGCCTTGGTTGGTCATCAGACGATTAAGTTGATTTTCGTAAATAGGACCACTGCCCTGAACTGGCGCTGCCGTTACTGCCTGATTAGGGTTAGCCATACCCGTAAGAGGTGAGGCAATCTGTGGTGTCTGATTAACTGGACCAGCACCGGCTAAAGGCTGTGCAGCCATAGACTCTGACGGTGGAGCAATAGTCCCTGCTTGATTCTGGGCAGGAATTCCCGATTGTTGGGCTGGGCTAATAAAATTTCCACTAGGGTTGCCGCCAGCCGTTGCCAATAAAGGCGCTGGACCTTGGCTTGGCACCCGACCTGCTTGTGAAATTCCAAGCGGAGCCCCCTGAGAACGGCCAGCCTGCCCAGCCATAAAAGATCCCACTTCAGAAAAAGGAATTCCGACTGAAGGGTCTTCGGTCGTGTTAACTAAATCCCTTTGAACCATGCGCCTTGGGTCATTAGGGCCAACCATCCCAGCTTGAGGGTTCATCATCCCCTGACGGGCTACAATTGCGTTTAAAGCAGTCACATTCTTGCTCCCGAAATGTTTAGTCCAGCCAATATCTGTTCAATACTTTGTTGACCACTATCCTGAGTCGGCATTGCCGTTCTTTCAGGCAACTGCTGCTGCATGAAATCAGTTGAGTAGCTTTGTCTTGTTGGAGCCAATCCGCTCAAGTCTACTCTTTGGCCCAATATTGCCGCATTCTGCTGGGGCAATCCCGCTAGAAGCGTGTTCTGCGCGGCTATGTTGCCTTCCTGAACAAGTCGAGCCTGTTGGGGCATTGATTGGCCGTAGATGTCTAACGCCCCCTGAAAGCCTTCTTGTGCCGACTGCCTAACGCCAGGGAAGATGTCAATAATGTCACCTCTGGCCCGATCTGCTAACTTTTGCTGAAGCGCCAACACTTGTTGATTTTGGCGAATTTGCCCCTTCTGGGCGCTATCATCAGTGCCGCCGAATAATGACTTAAATACACCGCTCATGCTGCTTTCCTTGAGGCAATTTCACTTTTAGTGATGCCTAGTTGAATTATATTCATTATTTTACCCTCTTTCATCACAGAATCTCGATTGATGCCCTCTTCAATAAACCCGTGATGCTTTGCAAAGTTGACTAATTCGGGTCGATCAGAAGGTATCTGCACGATAATCTTGTTTTTATTTGTCTCTAAAAAGAACATAAAAGCCAGCGCCATGCACTGCCTAGCGTATTTCAGCCGGTATTTCTTGTATATCATGGGATGCATCTCAAAACAGATGCTAGTAATGTGCGTAAAGTTGAATATTCCGATAATGTCGTCATTATCCTCAAACAATAACCAGACTTGATTCATATCTGGCTCATACTCTCCGCAGAACCCGTCTTCAACCAGCAATGGGAGCAGGTCAGGGCTTAACACCATCTCCTTTATCTCCGCGACAGTCGCCAAACGAACGTTCATATCAGAATCCATCCCTTTGACAGATCACCAGCAATATCGGCATCTCGCTTAATATACTTGATGGCTCCAGCCGTCCCAGCAGAATCCATGTACTCCTGCGCGATTGTCGCAGTTACAACGCCCTCTGGAGATCCTGCGCCAACGATAATCAGGCTCCGGTTAACCCCGTTTACCCAGTCATTAAACTCTTGAGTCTGACGGCCAGAATCATCAACAATTGCAATCGTGTAACTGGGAGCACTCAAAACCTAGCCACTCCCGCCCTGATCTTTGCATCCAGCCTGACCACCACAAATTTAGTCGGTGAGGCAAACTCAAACTTTAAAACAGCGGTTTGGTCAAATCGACCGTTCCTGCGCCATTGCACCCTTCGGCCATACTCGCCAACAGCACCAACATCTCTATTCCGCTCGTATCCATAGCTTTTACCGCCATCACGCGATAAAGACATCCTGACCTGTGGTGACGGGTTGGCTATCGTTCCCTCCCCTACCTCCATGGACAACTGAAGGCTTGGCAGGAAGAACGTATTAATCTCATTGTTGAACGGAGCCGTGATCAGTAGCCGTTGAACGTAGTCATCGTCATAGGATGAATAGGTATCAAACAACACCTCGCCTATCCGACCATCCTCAGTGTCTCCAGCGTAATTTCTTCCAAAAGCCTCAACCATTGACGCAACACGCCAGCCAGTCGTTACCCCGTCAACAACAGAGGTTCTCTCATGCCACTTGTTATTCATCTCGTTGAAATAGAATGCTGTGTCAGGCAGATGGAACCCAACGAAGTAAGACCCCTCTTCGGCATAGGAAACCGCGTATACAGTGTCTATTTGCGCCTGAGTGAGGTTTTGCAAGGCTGTCTCTATTGCCGCAGTAGATACCCGCTCTGGCGCTTGACCTGACGTTCTCCATATAGCCGCTTTCTCGTTCTCCCCGCCCCCAATAAAGTAGAAGTGATTTCTGCCATCAACCAGTGAATAGGGTGCATCCAGCCCAACATTGAGCAATCCACCTTGTATAGATTGGAATGGAAAGCTACCTCCACCGATGTTTGTAAACGGTTCAAATGTCTCTGATCCGGCCATGTACAGCCGTCCCTTGAAAACCCAAGGCGCGACAATAATATCTGGATCTTCTTCAGCACTGCCAAAGTCCAAGGCATTCCACGACATTCCGTCATTAACTGCCGATATGATGAACTTCTTGGAGTCGGTCGAACAGACAAAATACGAGTCTACATAAACAACATACTGAGGGTTGCCGCTTGACGTAAACCCAGCCGCCGTTATCTGAACTAGCGTATTCAGGTTCCTGTCAAATATGTACCCATTACCGCTAGGAATGAGAATCAACAACTGAGTGCCGTTGTCAGACATTGAGACACGTTTATCTATTGACGGGATCGTGCCAAGGTTTGTTGCCACGTTGAACTCGTTAACGCTATAAAGATACTGCCCGTTAACAAAATACGGCACCCCAGCCATCACATGAGCGCCACGGTTCTGGTTGTTCAATGCACCAGTGGTTACCCGTTGGACTAAACCAGGGCTTGGGAATATGACTTGGCTAGACCATGCCCCCTCAGTCTCAGGCGTGTGAACGTAAGCATTCACTAACCTCTGAGCGGATACAGGGAGGCTGTTGCTTTCATAAAAACCGTTGTAGATGTCTAGCTGCATAATATCACGCGCTATAAAGCCATTCGGTTGTCAGTGCGTAGCAATTAACAACGTCATACTTTGTTGACAGTGTTTGCGTTGCAGATCCAACAACATTAAGCCCGTTGCCATTAACAGTTACGTTAGCAGAACTGGCTCGTATGATTATCGCTTTATCGCCTCGATTTGGTGTTGCCTTCAGAGTAATCGTTGCTAGACCTGAACCCGTCACAACAACAATGATATTGTCATCAGTAATCGTGTAATCACCTGAAACCTCAATAAACACTGGGGCTATGGCAAGTTCTACTGCCGCAGCCAGTTGGGTCTTGAAGTTTGCACCGGTTATCTTCGCGTTATCACCAGCCGCCGTAACGAGCGTAAAGAATGCGCTATCAGTAAAACTGGTAACACCTGTTAACTCAGTAATCGACTTGTTTATTGCCATTAGTTTTCCAGAAGTATGCTGCCGCCTTCCTCTTGTATAAGTTCAGCACCTTGCGGAGCATAGAACGTGGACGTAATAAAATTACCCGTCCCAGTTGGCAAGCGAGATGGATATCGTGATGGTTGCATCCGAACAACAAACCTTCGGAGTGATGCTAATGAGCCCCTTGCGGCACCCTTTAGCTCAGTTGTAACAATGCTGTCATAGGCAGGCGCTAACTTTAACGCCAGGTTCTTAACCAAAGCCTCTTCAGCTATTGCCGTGACCGTGATCACATCAGCAGGGTTTAAAATAACTGTCCAGCCAATCGGGAAATTCCACGAAATTACCATCCGGTTTAATGTCCGAATTGCAAATTGCATGTCATCAGCTTCGATTGGTGCTTCATCACCAGAGTTGGTTACCTCCGCAAAGGCATCCCTGATAATTGTTTCGGCGGTTGTCATAATCCCTCCATTAAATAGGAAAGCCCCCGGAGGGGGCTATAGAGATTTAAGGATTGCCGTAACCTTGGCCTGCGAAGAACGGATTAAACGTCCCGTAGGCTGGTTGGAAATCAAACCTGACCATCTGCTTGTTAGCCAAACCGTCTGCAAACTTACTGATTCGGATCTGGAGTCCGTCGTTAGTTGTCAGCAACGTATCAGTTGCATACAGCTTGGGAATGGGAACAGAGCCGATAGTAAACGCATCCTTATGGAAGAACATGTTTGGCTGATAAGTCGTGTTAGCAGTACCAAGGATCTCGATGGCATCGCCAGTAGTCAACGCACTAGAAACAGTGTTATGACCAGCGGTATCACCAGTTCCATAGATTGCAGGACCAGCACAAACCAACGTCCCTGCACCAGCAACCAGAGTCACATCAGCAGTTACAGTTGCTCTCCACTTCACATTGCCACCAGCATTGCCGATGATTTCCTGCTTAGTAGAGATGTTCAGACGGTTGCGGCTGTTATCAGTCACCTCGATGATTGAACCAGCCCGAACAGTACCCGTAGCCGTTAAGCCAGTAACTGCAAGGTTCTGAGTCATCGTGTCTTTAGCAGCAAGATAAGTCGCCGTAGGTGTGCCTGACAGAGTACCAACACGATCAACAAGGTCACCGCCGATGTATGTACCCAGCGCAGTCGCCTTCATGACGCGCATTCCTGCGAAGTTGTTATTAACAACAGCGTCAACGAATGCTGGTCGAACCAAGTCTTCTGCGGTATTTAGGCTATTCTGGACACCGGCCAGAGTGGTCTGAGTGTAGGGATTGATGACGTAGCATCTATCGCCAGGGCCACCAGGCACACCGACGGAGTCCATCAAAGCACCAGCTTCAGCTACTTCAGCCCAAGCAGTGACAGAGGTATCAGGATCACCGACTGAAAGGTTGCAGTTCTTCATCATGTACGATGCGAAGTCCACTTCCATATCAGTTACGATGCGTGTAGCCATTGGAGCCAAAAGCTCGTCCAACTGATCCATCTTGATAGCTTCATCTACGCGGTTAAATTCAACGTCTACGGTGAAGTAGTCCTGAACAACTGCTGATGCCTTACCAGTGATGATGTCGTTGTCTGGGGCTCCTGCTGTGATATCACCAGTCGCTGTACGTTGTGAAACGTAGTCAGTCGGACGTTTAATATCAATTGTGGTGCCGCTAGTTGGGTTGAAAGGCATGTCTTTCAAGAACTGAGTGTTTACAGACTTGGAAAGAACACGTTGCGTTTCAAATGCTGGCAAAAACTGCCGCGCCAGCTTGCGGGTAATGTTGGAGTCAAAATCGTTAGCCATTAGAATAAATATCCTACTCTATACGGGCTCCATGCTTTGCAATTGGGTCTGATTCAAGGGTTGCCCCTGTTGTGTTCAAACCGTCTATTGTCGCGCCAGCACCCGTAATGTTTCTCGGTTGTGGCCCACCCGCAATTTTAGCTTCAATCTGACCTAGAATACGTCCCTGAGTCCGTTCATCAGCGAAATGTAATTGATTCCGAAGTTCTGGGTTCTTTGCAACGTAATACGATGCATCTGGCCCTATCTTCATCAATTCCATTGCAACTGCCTCATTAAGACCCGACAAATTCTGCTGAACAACCGACTGAAAATCGGGTGCCTCTTTAGCAAACTCTTGGACCTTCGCAGTGTAGTCATTGACTATCTGCTGGGTCTTTTGGGCTTGGGCTTGTTGAGCAAACTCATCTCTGGCTTGCTGTCTGGCCCTAACCTCTGTCTGTCCCGCTATGAATGCATCCCTCTCCAGTAGATAAGCCTGATTCTTTCTTTCGAATTCCTCAAGGTCAAAAATATCTTCTGTGCTAGGTGGTGCAGGCGGTTGCTGCGCTAATACTTGGTCCTCGTAAGCCTTGTCGATAGCATCGAGTCTGGCTTGTAGTGCCGCTTTCTCTGATGCCTCGCGTGATCTCTCACGTTCTGCATCGCCAGCTTTAGCCGTTAATGTGTCGAATCTCTTTCGGACCTTCTCAGTAAGTTGGTCATCAGGGATAAAGTCATCATTGCCGGTTTGGGCCTCCTTTTTGGGTGTCTCATCAGTGGTGTAGTCATCTTGTGACTGCACTTCGCCTGAATCAATCGTACCCAGTTCCGATGGTGCCGATTCATCAGTAGTTACATCTACGGCCTGCTCAATTTCGCTCAAAACGCTTTTCCTTTATGGAAGCATGGCGTATTCCCGCCAAGTGGATTTCCTGATTATAACCTTGAATCAAATTAATACAAATAGGCTTGTTTATTGAATGTTACTCATGTTTATTCGATTAGAGTTCCGTTAATAGATTGGATGAACGATGGCATCCTTGCATCTAGCTCCATGTTGACCTGATTCTTCCAGTTAATAGTGATAGTCCCAAAAGCCTCGCTGATCTTGTTGAAGTAGTCAGTAACGTAATCATCAGCAGTCCACATCTTCCCATCCTTATCAATTCCGGTGTCCTTTACCCTGATCCCTTGGGCAAATACTTTTTCATCGCTCATGTTAAGCAGGGCTAGATACCAATCGAGATCAGCGGAAGATCCAGACATTTTCCAATAGGTATCGTAGGTAGTTCCGTCTTTTTTAAATTTGTGCATTTTACAATCCTTGAGTTAACAATTACGCGCCAGAATCATCTTCGTAAAGATCCTGTGGATTCTGACCTGTCTGACGGGCCAACATCGCTGCTGCTGCTGGGATGGCTATGCCGTACTTCCTAGCGATTGAGATTAGATTCTCGTCAAACACGACATAGTTAGATGTGCCTCCGTCAGCGCCACGGCTGAATCCGTCTTTGTAGCGGATGCCTTTGATGCCTGCATTTTGCAGCGCGGAAGTGGCTTCTGCTTGCGTTTTATTACCACGAAGCAATCCGTTATAAAATCCCTCGCCACTCTGCCCAGCGTTTGCCTCAAACCTTGCTTGCATCATGTCAGCAGGTGTCGGACTTAACCCTTCTTCTTTATATCTTGCTGCTTTAACGGATGTGGCTTCTTTTGGGAATATGCTCTGCTGACTCAACGGCAGATTCCAATCAAGGAACTCATCAGGGGAAGCGTCTATTTCTACTTGGTACATGGAGCCTTTGTTGTCCATCTGAACCCCAAGCCTCTCTAGCACCTTTTTGACCGGAGAAGGCGCGGAATCAATATCATCAACGTACTCAGACCAACCAAAAGCCATTTTCTCCCTGTCGATAAGGCCAAGCCCCTGCCTTTTCGCTTCTTCTGCTATTTCTTCTGTGATTCTGTTAGGCGATAGCTTTACACCATCTTTCCCAATCCATGCCGCCCCAGATACTCTGTCCTTATACCCCCTAGCCACATCCTCAGACTCGGCAAAGTACAGGCCATGACCATAAGCCTGCGCTCCCTCGCCGGTTCCTATTTTCGACATATTAAAACGTCCCAGAGGATGTTCTTTCAGCATTTTAGCGCCTTCGGGTATCGCGTCATCCATAGACTGATAGACTCTAGCCCCGTCAGGCATCTGTAGCTCCCTTACAGGGGGGAAGTCGTGAGGTGATCCGTGATAGGCTTTTATCTTTTCTCTTGCTACTTCAGCACCGGCATTGACTTGGCTTCGGCTTGGGACAAACGGCACCGCGCCTAAAGCAGCAGCACCAACCATTCCAGCCTTGTCATACCACGGAACCTGATCCCAATTCTCTCGAATGTCAGTGTAGTCAGCATAAAGCCCAGCAGCATCGCCAACGCCAGGCACCATAGATGTCGCCAGAGCAGCCTGATCTTCTGTCCTCATGCCCCTAACCGCGCCAACAATAACGCTACCTTCAACCAACCTTGATAGATGGGTCTTAGCTGTATCAATATCCCTAGCAAAGTTACTGAATGCCCTGCCTAGAACACCCTGAACCTCCTCTGGAGGCATGTCATCAGGGAATCCTATGGTGGCATCATTGTATCTAACGATTGGCAACTATCTGTCCTGTCTGTGGGTCATAGAGAAAGTCTGCTGGAGATCCAACGCCTGCCATGCCTGCGCTGGGAGAAGCTACCTGCTGGATATCAATCATCTCCTGCAAGTTCTTCATCTGCTGCATTGCGGCATCACCAACCAAGGTTGGATCAATGGCAAACTGTGTCGCGCTGATCAACTTCTCCTGACCTGCGCGGTTGGCCTCGTCAATGATTGTGATGGGCAATCCCAATGTCTGAGCCTGTACCACCAGAGAATCAAGATAGTCCTTGTTAGCCAGTATTGCCTCACGGTTAGTCCTTACCGACTGATGACCAGCGTCAGATTCAGCCTTAATCATCTTCGCCTGAGAGTCCATTATCTTGGCCTGAGAGTCGAGCATCTTAGACTCGCCGCTCTGCTGGAAGTTAGCCGCCTGACCGTTTAGAGAGCCAATCTGGGCGGTTAGCAGTTGAGCCTGCAACCCTTCCATGATCTCTGCCTCTATTTGAGGCTTGGCCTGCTCGATAATCGCCTGATCCCTTGCAATCCCGTATTCTTCAGCCTCTTCCTCGGTCGGTATTAACTGACCCGTCTGGAACTTGCTTGTTTTCAGACGCTTGGCCATTTCTTCCATGCCAGGGCCATCCATGTTTCCAACAATCAAATCATTAGCAACAGCCCTCAATTCTGGATCTGCCTCAGACAGTCTCAGCAAGCCATCGGCTGATTCCTGACGCTGGGTGGCAAACGATGGTCCACTCTTAACATTCACGCCATAAGATCCTGCCGTCATGTCATTAATCATGACCCTAGTGCCTGACTGCTCGTCTAGCACCACCTTGTTGATAGACACGAAGTCGGATGTCTCGTCTGGCTTGATGATCTGGACCTGTCGATCAGTGTCATAAATGTAGCCCATTAGGTCGTTGATCACCGTGTAGCTGTGGTGAATCGACTTCAGCAGGTTATCCATGTACAGGAATGACCCGCTATCCATGCCGATAGCGCCTTGCTTGATAGCCTCGCCAGAGCGTGGATCTAACGCAGTCGCATCAGTAGTTGTTTGGCCAGATGAGCCCATCACAGCGTAGATGTTGGTTCTCATGTCGTTAACAAGCTGAATCAATGACTGCTGGACGATTGGACCCTGATTCGGGAATGGTGGCTGGACAGCGCCTGGTGATCCACCCAAAGGCTCCCCGTTCTCATCTAGTGCGTTGTACTGCTGCACCGCATTCCTTGAGGTATTCATATCCCTCAGATCAGCTTCATGGCCAGCAATCTGCTCTGGTGTCATCCATACAAAATCAGCAGGACCAAGCGCAGCCTTCTCAGCAATAGCAGAGATGCCGAAGTTGAACAGTCTCGCAGGGTCTTTGGTGTTGCGGATCTTGCCGTGAACCAGTTGGGTGCCGCCGATTGTTAGCGTTTCGCCGAATGCTGGGATTAAGGGAAAATACTTGCCCTTATAATCCTTGTTGGAGTCTAGGATAGACTGGCCGTTGAGCAGATACCGTTCAATCTTAAAGCCGTCACTGGTGCGTTGTTTGACCACCGTGATCTGGTTTTGAAAGATAGGTTCTCCAGTAGCCTGATCAATAGCCTGCTGGCCAAACTCATCGAGGACCGGAGTCCCTCTGGCCATATCGTCAAGAATGTCCTTAACGTCATCAAAGTAGACTACGTCACCCGTTGATAATTGTAGGATCTTTCGCCTAACGGACACCTTGCGGTAATAGATTGCCAGCCTTACGCCGTCATCCGTATACCAGCCCTCATTGGGGCGAATGTCGCTCATCTCATCAGTAAAATCGGACTCTTCAGCCTTCGGGAACATTGCCGCATAGACTGACTTATCAAACGTGGCCAGCAGAAAGCAGAATGGCGCATCAGACTTGTCATAACGCTCCGCTGGACCAAAAAACATGCTTGTGGTGGCATCTTTGACAGCCTTAATCGTAACCTTCTGCTCAAATACATCATCATCAACATGCTCTGTTGTGATCTGCCATCCACCATATCCACCAATCAGCATTTCTTGATAGGCGTTGTCATAGACATCCCTAGCGTAGGATTCCTTCTCGATGTGCCTGATTAGCCCCTGCCTGACCTCTGCAACCTCCTTAGAGGCGTTTTCGCCTTCAGGTAATACCATTGGGCCAATGTCTGTACCTCGCTGCTCACCGATGATTTTGGTGATAACAGGTGATGCCAGATTGACTTGGAATCTTGGCCTGTCGTCGGTCGCGTTGGTGTTTGCCAGCCCTGTACCGCTTGTTGACTCCCAGAACTGATCCAGCCACTGGCCACCCTGACCCATGTCAAATATCTTATCTTCCTGCGATAACTCTCTCGATAGCTTTTCACGCGAGTAGGTTTGATCGAAGCGCGTCATGGCTTCTTCGTGTATTGCCCCCTGCGTCTTTGCAGAGGTGTATTTAACCGCTTTCATCTATTTACATCCTCTGGGAGAAGGTCATCTTCACATGTTTAGGCTTAACGCTTTTCTTCGCTGGTGAAAACTCATTCATCATCATGGGGTCAGCCATGTTTGGTGAGGGTATCCCTAGCATCAGCATCTCTTTCTTGGTCATAATCTGTTTCTTGCCGTTATTGTTTGATTTTCGAGGTATTCGGCAAACCTCTGAGCGGATCTCGTCCATCTGCTTGATGTCGGACGACAGGCTAATCATGTCGTCACTATTAAGATTCATCGGCACAACGCCAGCATTTAGCGCCTTAATCGCCTTGTAGGTGTTCTCAAACCTGTCAGCCAGAGCGTAATACCTTGACGCTCGTCGGTTAACGAAGGTTTCTCTGTTAGTCCTGCGCTTTGATGGGTCATTGGAGTCAACCGGCTGATAAATAGCATCAGGGTTATCCGCTGTCTCTGCACCGTTAAACAAATGGTAATCAGTGCGGGTATTCTGCAAGAGCCTATCAACATCGCGCTTCAATCCAGTACCCATGCCGCCAATGTCCCACGTAAAGTGGTCAGCGCCAGCGTTTAACGCCTTTTCAATAGCCCAGTCAAGTTTGTCATTGATGTCACCTTGGTCGGTATCGCAGATGTCTAAGTAAACAGAGCCATGACGTAGCGCATACCCCGCTGCATCCTTGCCCTCGTCAGATGGGTCAAACGATGCAAACTTTGCACCTTCTGGGTTAAATCCAAGCCTGATATGCGCGTCAATAGCCGCATCAAACCACTCTACGGGAATGATTGAGCCTGCTACCTCATCATAGAACTCACCAAGCCAGATGTGGCGATACTCAGCCGTGGTCATATGCGCTTCATCATATGCCCGTTCACTTTCAAGCGTTTCTGGAAAGAAAGGTGAGTCAGTGTAATTAATGAAGATGATCAGGTGTAAGTCATCCTCATACACGCCATCGCGCAGTAATTCCTTGTGGAACGGCAGGATAAACCGCTGGGAGAACGGATCTGCTCGACTGCGAGGGTTGGCCAGCATCCAAATCTCTGTCCCTTCCTCTCGAAAGGTAGGCGTTAACGCTCTCAGTGACTTGTAGCTGATCGTCTGGGCCTCATCGACCAAAGCCCTCTGGAAGCCATACATGCTCTTGATGCCTTCAGGATTCCGCGCCATACCCCTGAACTTGAAGGCTTCAACCTTCTCGCCACCTCGATCAACCAGTATCTTGTTGTTCTGGACCTCGAATCCATGCAACCCCATCCGCTCAATCTCACCAGCCAGCAAAGCGTGGGAACTGTCATCAATAGAATTCTGGAACTCCCTGAAGCAGGCAGTCTTGATACCCCTTGTCTGGGCATCCATCAGGCATATACCACCAGCCGTCATGCTCTTGGTTGAGCCACGGCCACCGATGATGACGATAAACCGCTTAGACTTACGCACAACCTTACCGTCTACCTTATGATAGAGGTGGTCATACAGCTTCTTGGCGATTGTCATGCCAGGCATTTAAGCGCCTAGTGCTTCAATCGCGCCTGGTACCTGCCAATCTATTGCCGGAGATGTTGCGCCGGTTAGCGTTAGCCTGATCTTCACCCGTGGGGCAAGGTTATACATATTGTCATCAGCAGATGTCATCGTTATAGCTACGCCAGTCTGTAGCAGGCTGGATGTATTGCCATTGATCTGTTTTTCGACAGCTACTGTACCGCCCCCGAATGTTCCAGCCACAAAGATGTTGGTCTTAGCGCCTTCTTTAGTTGTCACTGTCAGCCATTCTGTTGAGCCGTCAGCCGTGAGTCTACCTTGAGCCATGTGGCCTCCTGTGGTGGGTTTCTATGATTTCTTTTCTAATGCTGAGATTTTGCTGTCCTGCTCCCGATCCTGGCGCTCTTTAAGTTAGCTTCCAAGTCTCTTGTCGCGTTGATGCAGAAAAGACTCGCGCCTAGCAGCGTCACACAGTAATCGACTCGTCCAGATGCGCCTGCGGCTATGGTCTTAGGATCTGAATTAGTCGGTAGTGAAGAACACCATGTCATTACCGTCATTAGTCCAGCCAGTAAACAGGCTATTAATAGCATTCTCATGTACTCACTCCTCTATGATTTTTTTTCTAGCGCCTGTATTTTTATATCCTGCTCTCGATCAGTCCGTTCTTTAAGCTCAATAAACATGGGTAGTGGCCCTAGCAGCGTTTTAATCTCTTTAAGATCCACCCTGATCTCTTCCTGCGGAGCCTCAAGCAGGGCTATGCGTTTATCGAGGTCAGCAAAGTACCAGAATGCTCCCAACGTCAGTGCTATCGTTGTTGTTAAGTGTCCAGCGTCAATCGTCTTGCGGAAATGCCACCTGTTGTCGTCGCTCATAATAGATAACTCGCATCAAACCCGTTTGGTAGGGCGAAATACTGTGAGGGTATTGTTGGGGGTGCAGTTGGATCTTCAGGGTCTGGCTGCGGTGATTGGTCGTAAATCGAGTCGTACAAGGCTCTCATTGCCGCATCCGGCGGAACGTCCTGCGTAATCGGATCTCGTGTGACGGTGGCTGCACCCAGTAGTACGGCCCCCAGAGTAGTCTCGTAAGGCGGAGGCGTGATGGTTTCAGTCGTCGGCTCGTTCTCATAAATAGGGAACCCGTTCTCATCCACCCGTCCTGTATCGACCCAGTTATCAGTCGTTACAGTGTATGACGGTGGTTGCACCCAGTAGTACGGCCCCCACAATAAGTTACCATCTTCATCAGTCTCTTGTTCTTTGTAGCCAAAGACCACTTCTGGAGTGGTGATTGTGATGTAGTCCAGTGCCTCGATCTCTTCAAGCCCTTCAAGGCTGCTGATGATGATCATGGACTCTGTGGGGTCTACGGGAAGGTTGTGGCAGACATAGTTGCCACTTCTGCCGTCTATCATGCCTCTCAGGGGTGATTCCTCGTCAACCAAGCCTGTAGCTATCAGAGCGTTGAGGTCGGTGCATATGCTGATGTAGAAGCTCATAAGTCACCTACTTCCTCAGCCGTTAGTTCGGTGTTAAATATCTTGAGGTTTCTAGACATCATTCCCGATGCACCTCCAGCTCCCCCGCCGACTATAAGATCCCCTGATGTAAGCGGTGCAGCAAACGAGCCAGAAGCCGTGGCTACCCCGTGATAAACATCTTTTGCAGAGCCTCCCCAAACTATTGCGCTTTGAACAGGATTGTTAAGCCTTGATACACCAGACACCCCCGTCACGCCGCTGTTGTTATTTGTCGTATCAGTAATGCCAGTGACTGAATACATTATAAATCCACCAGTCCCGATTATTGACGAGTTGCCGGCATCAACACTGTGTGCTCTGCTGGCCTCAAGAGACAATGTCCCAATCGTGTAATCAATAGCACCGGATTCAGCCACGGTCAGAACGTCAGCATTCCTCGTGACGGCTGTAGTTGTAGTGGGGATGTAGGATGTTGGGTATGTGCCTAGTTCTACTTGGGCTCCCCAGACAAGGATGTCCTCGCCTAATACGCCTGAAAAGTGGGGCATTCCATTGGTCAGAAGAGTTGGAACAGCAACATCAGAAATAAAAGGAACAATGTAGCCACTAGTAGTTCCGACATTTCCCGATATCCATACTCGATAAATACCGTTTCCAGCATCTTCACAGCCAGAGCCAATTATTGTTCCTGAATTAGAGCCGACTCCCGTATGCGTTACTAAACCACTAGAGAGGTCTACAACGACTGTAATATAATCTTGCGCCGTCCCAAAGACCATCCCGCCAAAACCAGCACCATCGTCCTTCATGTAAACGCTATAGGTGTAGTTTGTGCCTGTTGTTACGGTTAGCAGTTTGTACACAGCATGCCAATTATTAGCAGTGGTTATTGCCACCCGATCCATCGTAGTTGTGCCATCAGGGGCAACAGCGACATTTGGGACTATTGTTATTTGACCTAATTGCCATTGATCAAATTCTTCACTATAAATAGCCAGATTAGTACTAGCCTTCTCAGCCAGATACCCGAATGGCCCACTCTCATCTACCGGAGGCTGGAAAATGGAGGCATTGCCTTCTAGTGTCCATGTCTCGCCTGATGTCGATGATACGAAGGTGCTGCCGCTGACGTATGAACCCGGCGTGAAATCAACTACGGGTGTTGTGCCGTCGATCTCGTTGAATACCTGACCACGGTAAAAACTGCCATCGTAGGGGTAGGTGCCTGTATTCAAAGCCCATGCGGCTACTAAGAAAGACGCGGTTGTTACAGCGATTGATGTTGCACCACCAGCAGGGTTCTGAGTTGCGCCTTGTTGTGTGTAGTCGCTAATAGCAGGGGCTTCTAGATTGCCATCAGCAGTAAAGAACTTAATGTCACCTGTAGCAGCGTCAAGGGTAACTCTCCACCAACCTAATTCGCCTACGGCAAAAGGAACTGCGCTTGTGAGAGTTGTGCTTAAAACTGTAGAGCCGTCTTCAGAATAATAAAATAGAAATGCGCCACTAGCAGCGTAATAAAGTTGAAATGCTCTTTGCCCTGCCCCATCTTTGCCAAACAGCATATTTGTGTTTTGACTATCGCGAGTAGCCCTAACCCTGATGTCCAACTCAGGCCAAGTCGTCACGACATTAGGCGTAGAGAAGTAATCACCACCTACCCCATGCAGATCACCAAACTGGGTGTTAGCGCGTGTTAGCGGAGACCCTACGGCCTCTGTGACCACGTTGGACGTGACTGTGTTAGCGTTGAGCGTGTTGAAATACTCGACACCGTCTACGTTAGCGCCGTGTTCTGCTTGTTTGACTGATACGTTTCTAATACGAGCGGTTAAACCTACGCCTCTTGGGTGGGCTATTATGTATGAAGGTGAAGTTGCGTCTGTACAAACTCCACTATAGGTAACTGTTTGGCTACTTGATATAAGACTATAACTGCTGGGCGTAAAAGCATCCCCGCCGCCTGCGGTGATGACGGATATTGAACGGTCAAACGCAGTTGCCGTCAGTAGCTCAACCTCCATACTCCAAAGATAGGTTCCGCCGTTTACGGTTGGTATCGGAAGAGATACCCCCGTAGTGTGTGCCCCCGCCCCCGTAATAACAATCCATTCGCCATCCTGAACCGCTGAACCTCCACCATTCGGAATCCAATCTGCCGCAACATTGGAAGCTAACTCAGGGCCAGTAGCAACCCCTGTTGACACGTACTCGCTGGGGTTCTGATTGGTCTGGCTTGATGGAATCCACTCGACCATTATATTTGTCAAGGTTAAAGTTGCCGCTACTTGAGAATACGCAGCAAACTGAATACTCGTACCAGTACTGTTAGCCGTAATAGCGGTTATTCTTTGGACAGTCGAGGTTAAACTAGTTCCGACTTGAGACTTAGACTGTGTAAGTGCGGCTGATCCTTCAATCCTCAAATCTATCTCAGCGGCAGAGGTTGGAGATCCAGACACAAGCGCCATATCCGCAGAAACACGGTAAGACCCTGAACCTAACGGCTTGGCAGGAACTGTCATACTTTCAAAAATATAACCGTTGGGTGTGCCGTCATAGACCATTGTAGTAGCGTTACTAGCAACCGCACCATTACCTTTTGTATACCCAGCAACTGTTATATCCTCTGAGTTAATCGTCATCAGATTCTCTACCCGCCTAGCACCCTGAAACCTTGGTTCACTGCTCTCGACCGTCCTAATAACGCCTTCAAAGTCCTCAAATGTCGCCGCAGTAGCGCGGGTGAACGG